AAAACTTATAACTATGGAAGAATTTGATGTAGAATACGATCCTACGGGATTTACTTCTACCGAAGAGTTAGAAAAAAGGCTTGAAGAAGAATCTATCGCACAAGATAAAATTAATGAAGCTCAAGCACTAGCTGTTCAACAAGAAGAACAAAAAGAAAAAGAACAAATAGATCCTAGAATGACCAACGACAAGTGGGGGCTAAAAGCTTTTGCTAAAGAAGGTCAGTCTATTCTAACTGGTGGTATACAAGATACTATTTCTTCCAGTACTACATTTGCAGAGCGAACATTCGATGCTGTAACTGGTAGGATGCAAAAGGAGAAAGAGCAACAAGGCTACTACAGACCAGACTGGGATCCATTTGTTGATGAAGATGACCCTATCATAACTAAAACATGGTGGGGTAAACTCTTAAGAGGTACAGTACATTTTGGTAGCATGGCTGCTGGTATAGTATTATCAGCAAAAGGATTAGCCGCAGCTGGTGTACCTTTATTAGGAGCAGCATCAGCCAAAATGTTAGGACTTGGAACTGTTACCAGAGCTATGGCTATTGGTGGAGTTTCTGACCTAATATCTAAAGAATCAGACGGACATAATGCTCTAGGAGCTTTAACTAAACAGTATGGTTGGATGGATACACCACTAACTACAAAAGATACTGACCATCCAATGATGATGAAATTCAAAAACATTGTTGAAGGTATGGGTATAGGTCTGATATTTGATGGGGCAGCTCATTTAATAGGTAAAGGTAGAGCTGGTGTTAAGAATCAAATTATAAAACGTAACTCAAGCATAGAGCAGCAAACAACAACTCAAGCTTTAGCACAAATACGTCAAGGAGACACTAACTTTCGTGCTGCTAAAAATGCACCTATCGCACAAAGACATCAAGGTGCTAATGTCTCTGAGGTTGATCCCGGTCAGGCTAGAGATCAGCTAAAACGCACACGTACAGACTGGGGATCTGAAGATGGATCTACAGGAAGTGTAACTACAGCAGTAGAGCGTGAACGTATAGCACTAGAAGGTGGTACAACAGACGAAGTAGTCGAACGTACACTACGAGGTCTGATGAGCGATGAGAAGTTTAAAGCTGAAATGGAGTCTGTAAAAGGCAACAGAAAAGCTATGGCTGAAGTATGGCGTGATGCAGTTCATTCTTATAGACACATTATCGAAGGTAGAAACGCAGCTGATATGTCTGCGGAAGAGTTTTTAAGTGAACTATTTGAAAAACAAAAGGCTACTATACCTTTAGGTGATGAGACATTTGAGACTTGGTCTGCTGAAACAGTTGTTACAGCTGACTTAGTTGTAGGATCTTTACTTAAACAGTTACGAGATACTGGTATAGCTGGTAGAGAACTAGCAGATTACGTATCTTTAGATGACATAGACGGACCGGCGAAGCAGATTATAGATACTATGTTAACTGCTTTGACACAAACTAAGAAATCTAGGTTTGTAGCATCTGATTATTTTAGATCATTTGGTGCAGGCAAGACTAGAGCACAGATAAACGATGCAGTTAATCAGGCTGTTGCATCTGACATGCAAGATGTTAAAGATTCTATTATGTCTATTCTTAAGATTGCTAAAGATGATGCAGATGATAACTTATTAAATGCACTGTTTGAAGCATTTTCTATGATGAAGAATGTGAATAATCTAGATGACTTTGATAACTGGGCAAGAACTATACTTAGAGGTGGTCAGATAGCAGGCGAAGGACCAGAACGAACTGGTGCATTAATACGTAGTTTACAGGAAATGATAAGTCACAGTGTACTTAGTGGACCTAAAACACCACTTCGAGCACTTTTAGGTACAGGTAGTGCGACATTCTTACGTCCTCTATCTACATTTATAGGAGCTACTATGCGTTATCCATTTACTGGAGACGCAGCCACAGTACGTGGTAGTCTTGCAGCTATGAATGGTATGCTAGAAGCTATACCAGAAGCATTTGATTTATTCTTTACCAAGTTAAATGGTTATTGGAGTGGCGATATATCTACTATTAAGACTAGATTTATCGAGTTTACTAAAGGTGACGCTAACTGGGAAGTATTACGTAGATGGGCAGAAGATAGCGGTAGAGCATCTAGACAAGATCGTGCTATCTTTGCGATGACTAACATGATTCGTGGTATAAATAACAATAATCTTTTTACTTACTCTACTAAGATAATGGCAGCAACTGACGACGCCTTTACATTCTTATTAGGTAGAGCTAAGATGAGAGAAAAGGCTATGCGTCGTGTGCTAGAACTAGAAGGTAGTGGTATACAGTTACCTGTTATTAACGGTAATGTTATGAAAGCATATCAAGATGATTTCTACACAGAAATATTTGATGCTAACGGTAACATTAAAGATGATGCAACTATGTTTGCAAAGAAAGAGGTAACACTAACACAAGATCTAACTGGCTTTGCAAAAGGTCTTAATGATGTTATGACTTCTAATCCTTTCGTTAGACCATTCTTTTTATTTGCTAGAACTGGTGTAAACGGATTGGCACTAACTGGTAAGCATACCCCCGGATTTAACTTCTTAGTAAAAGAGTTTAATGACATAGCTTTTGCTGGACCTAAAGATATACCTAATCTTAAAAAGTATGGTATTAACACAGTAGAAGAATTACAAAACGCTAAAGCATTACAAACAGGTAGATTAGCAATAGGTTCTGCTGTTGTATTTATGGGTACTCAAGCATGGATGTCAGGCCGACTTACTGGTGATGGACCTACAGATAGGCAGATGAGACAGGGTTGGATAGATGGTGGTTACTTACCCGGAACTATAGAAGTTGGTGGTGTTAGAGTTAACTATGAAGACATTGAACCCATTGGTCTAATACTTAAAACTATTGCTAACGTAGGTGATGCTAGTATACTGATGGGTGAAGAGTGGGCAGAAAAAGAACTACAGAAAATATCTCTTGTTGTAGCTCAGGCTGTTACAGGTAAGTCTTACTTAGCTGGATTACAGCAACTGGTTGATTTAACAGCTGGACGCCCCGGTCAGGTAGAACGTATACTTGCGAGTATTACTAACAACACTGTACCGCTTGCAGCTTTACGTAATGAGATGGGTAAATTACTTAGTCCACATATGCGTGAAATCAACTCTGGTGTATTCCAGTCTTGGCAGAACCGTAACCTAGCTACTGAAGTTTTACCCGGTATCGAAGGGCTGCCTATTAAGTATGATATGCTAAATGGTCAACCACTTAGAAAACATGACTTTATGACTCGTGCTTTTAACATGATTAGTCCAGTACAACTAAACATGGATCAAAGCGTAGGTCGTCAGTTTTTGTTTGACAGTGGTTATGATCTTAGAATCAGTACATTTTATGCACCTGATGGTACTAATTTAACTGACGACGCTGGTATACGATCTCAATTTCAACAAGCTATAGGTCAATATAATTTGGAAGCAAGGCTAGAAGAACTAGCTAGAGATCCTAAAGCTATTGCATCTATGAAACTAATGAGGCAAGATATACGTGCCGGTAAACGTGCAGAGTATAACGCTAGAGACTACTACCATAATATTATGATAGATAGAATGTTTAAAGAGACTAGAAGATTAGCTTGGAATGACATTAAATATAGGCAAGAAATACTAGCTCTAATTAGTGAGCAAAAACAGAAAAAACTAGAACAAGAATATAAAACTAGAGAATCAAACAACCTTCTTACAATGTATAAGTAATGGCAACAACTTTTGTAGACTACACAGGAGACGGAAACGCTACGAAGTCGTTTTCCTTTCCTTCCATAAAAGAAGCAGATATTAAAGTGGATGTCGATGGTGTTATAAAAACGTCAGGCAATCACTATAATATAACTAGCTACACAACAACCGGTGGTGGTAATGTAGTATTTACTTCCGGTAATATACCATCCAGCCCAGCAGCTATACGTATCTTTCGTGATACAGACGTAGATACTGCAAAAGCTACATATCAAGCAGGCTCTTCGGTTAAGGCAGGCGATCTTAACAACAACAATAAGCAGTTATTATATGCTGCACAGGAAGAACAGAATCAAACAATAATAGGATCTGATATAAAAGATGGTGTTATAACCAGTGCTAAAATAACAGATGGTACAATAGTTAACGCTGATGTTAATGCGTCAGCTGCAATAGCTGGTACTAAAGTAACACCAGCATTTGGATCACAAAATTTATCTACATCTGGTACAGCAGCTACAGGTGCTCTTACAGTTACAGGTAATGTAGCTGTGTCTGGTACAGTTGATGGCAGAGATGTAGCAACAGATGGATCAAAACTTGATGGCATCGAAGCCGGAGCTACAGGAGATCAAACAAATGCAGAAATCAGAGCAGCAGTAGAAGCAGCGACTGATAGTAACGTGTTTACTGACGCAGATCATTCTAAGCTAAATGCAATCGAAGCTTCAGCTACAGCCGACCAAACAGCAGCAGAGATTAGAGTACTTGTTGAAAATGCTAGTGATAGCAATGTGTTTACTGATGCTGACCACACTAAACTAGATGGCATAGAAACTGGTGCAACAGCAGATCAGACAAACGCAGAGATAAGAGCAGCAGTTGAAGCAGCTACAGATTCAAATGTATTTACAGATGCAGACCATACTAAATTAAATGGTATTGAAACTGGTGCTACAGCAGATCAAACAGTATCAGAAATAAAAACTCTTATAGCTGGTAGTCCTCTTGATTCTAGTCATCTTGCAG